ACTGGATGCTTTGCTATTGCCAGTCGGTGTTTGTGTTGTTAGATTTGAGATTGTATGACTTTTGTCATGCATATCTTTTTATGCCCCGTAGTCATAGTCTACTCCTCTATGTTTGGTTAACTGCTAACCTAAGTACATGTTGCAGTACCCCACAGGTCCCGGGTTAATAACAGGACTTACAGTCAATGCTAATCTCAGGTAATGCTGCCAGAACCGCTAGTTACTCCACTTTCGTTAGGATTGTGGTGTCCGGGAGAATGCCCCGGCTGATACAGATTAGTCAACTGGAACTGTGAATGACGTTGTAAACTGAATTCTTAGTTGAAATAGAAGCTCTTTAAGAAAGAAGTTTAATTAAAATTTAATTTCTCTCCTTTCTTAAATTGTAAAGATTGAACAGACCTGGTAACAGGCCTGTTCAGCCAACCTTTTTGGTTGCCATCACGCAGTAATGTAATATGGTAATTTCTATTTTGACTTTGATGACAGGTGATTCGAAAACTCAGTTTTTAATAGGGAGCCCTCTTTGTAGATTTCGGGGTGTATTGAAATCTACTTTTTACAACTCTTCTTATCTTATGGTGACACGTATGAATAAATTTTCCAAAAACTTATCCAAAATGTTATCTCAAAGTATGAAAGCTGTAAAAATCAACAAAGTTAACCTCATCCAAAAAGCCCTCCAAGCTTTAGGAAAAGAGGCTAAACTCTTCTTTTGTTTAGATCATTATAAAATAGACACTTGTTTTGTTCGTGAAACTCTATCTAGAGTGGAACGAACAATCTTGATCCCCAACACGTCTAAATGCAAAGTGTTGGATGACGCAGACCTTCAAATGTTTACGACCTTATCTAATACAATTAACCTGCCTAATACCATTACTTCTACCTGTACATCAATCTCTGATACTTCAGGATTGATTTCAGATAAAATTAATGGTTTTTCGCAAACTCTCAACGAAATCAAAAATAAGTTACTAGCTATGATTCCTGATTCTGACACTTTTGGTGTCGTTTCAGAAATCTTGCTGGGACTCTTCTTTTCGATTAAGTATAACACCCTTTCTCATTTAATACAAGCTCTTTTAGCCCTTGGAATTAAGCACTGTTCCTTTGAATTGTTGAATCAATTCAAAGAAAGAGTGCTTTATTTCTGGGGAGCTGAATTACAGAGCAGTTTCTCCGACCAAATTTTGAACCTCATGGACTTATCTTGGGTTAGAGAGAATTGGCAGAAAATGGATTCTGCCATTCCCTCTACCCTTGCTGCTGTCCTTTCCTTCATTATGCTTGTTTTCTCTTCAAGAAGTAGTAATCCTAAACCTATGGATCTTGCTGGTCTATTCACCCAAGCGGGTGTAATAGGCCGTGCATGCAAAGGTACTAGTGATTTCTACTCTATGTTTCTTAAAGTGTGGAACGGCGTTGATAATTATGTGTGCAAATTTTTGTATGGTAAAACTCGTGATGAAATGGAAAACATTACCAAATATCACGAGTCCATGGAAATTTTTGCCCTTTTTGATCAACTCCGAAACGATGGAAAAGTTAAGGATCATCTTATGGCCTCCAAGGCTTTAAGTAAGATTGTTCTTGACTGTCAGACCCGATTGAACTATTTCATTGATGTTGCTATTGTCTCCAAAGATACTACTATGCACCTTAAGTGCAAAGAGTATAAAAGAGACTTGGCTAACATCTTTGAAATAGCTCATGACTCCGTGTATGTTGCTTCCGGTTCTCGAGCACCCCCAGTATGTATTGTACTTCGTGGTGCTTCAGGACGTGGAAAAACCAAAATGTTCACTCTTCTAACTCAATGGATGAGTGACCAATATTTTGATGGACAAGATGCTGATAACATAACGTATTCCAGGAAAGCTGAAACAGAATTTTGGGATGGGTACAAACCCATTCACAAAATTATTAAATATGATGATGCTTTCCAAATTAAGGATAGTGCTAACAAGCCTAACCCTGAATTTATGGAAATAATTCGTGCATGTAACTCAGAATCTTGGCAATTGCATATGGCTGACGTCAAGGATAAGAAAGATACCTATTTTAATGGTGAATTTGTCATTATAACCACCAATTTAATAGATATCAAACCTAAATCCTTAGTCAGTCCCGAAGCCTTCGCTAGGCGCCTTGATATTACCGTTGATGTGGAAATTAAACCTAAATTCCTCATCAACGGTAAGATCAACCGCCTCGCCCTTTGGCAAGAATCAAATCCAGGTAAAACCAAGGAAGATTTTATGCGTGAAGTTCAGGAAAACACGCTTAAAATCCCCTTGTGCCCTGGTATCTACAAACTCCGAATTGACTCTATTGATCCAACGACCAACCAACATGTGACTAAGACTGATCAAAGTTTCGAGGACTTGTGCAACATTGTTGCGCGAGCTCGAAACTTAAATCAGTCTGAATCATCGAACGTAGACCAATACCCAGAAGAATATTTTGGCAAAGTTGTGTTGCAGACCGGCGAAGAAGTTTTTGACGAAATTTTATTTGCCGATGCATCCGATTTGCCAGATATTCTTGTGGGTTATGAAGACGACGCTATTGCGAGCGAAATTGTAAACAAATCTAAGGAGGAAGCCCCTGCTAAGTATGCTTCCTACAAAGATTTGTTATATCAAAGTTGCTCCAATATGTGTAAGAACATGATGAACTTTTTGACCCCCCATATCTCAAAAATTATAGGTGTGCTTGTGGTAGCATTTGGCCTTGTGTCATTTGCCTCCTACGAGTACATGAAGAACTGTGAACTAAAGAAAGCTTTGGAATCAGGGGACGGTTTGTCCTCTGTTTTCAAAGCTCGCTTGTGTTCTAAATGTAAATTGTGTAATAGTTACAAGGAAGCTCGTGTTCCCACCTCTTCTTTGTCTAATATGAAAACCTTCCTATCTCGCCTCATTACTATTTGTAGTGGGCTAGATGTGAAGGTTAACAATTCTATTGTCCTCTCGTTTTTGACCGACCAGAACGTCTACACAGGTAACTTTTTGCAGAATGCTAGTGATGTGCATGAAGCTAAAAAGATACCTGTGGGAGACGTTGTGGAAACGGTTAAGAATGAGAATTCCGTTGTCCCCCTTCTCAATGATGATAAGTATAGTCAGGTTAACATTGTTAAAAATATTCATAAAGAATTTGTAGATGCAGATCTACAAGGTCTTCTTGAAGCTGGCAATGTTAATGATGAGTGTACTTCTAATCTTGTGAAGAAGTGTTTGTTTAAGAATATGGTGAGGTTATCTATCGTGGATCCCACGACAGGTAATCGCATTCGTATGAACGGTCTTGTTGTTAAGGGCCGTTTGGTTCTGACAGTAAGACATTTTTCTAGAATAATTGAAAAACGCAACATTAATCATCTTTACGTCCAATCTCTATATGAAACTGGAAATACTTCAGTTCCAGTAGAGATTCGTAAGATAGTTAATGTAACACGTGGTAAGTCCCATTCCAATACTTATTGGGAGGATGAGCTATGTGATGCTGTTTTGATCGAACTTGGCCCCAACTTTACCTACCGACCAGACATTACATCTTCTTTTCCCCAAATGCATGAGATGAGCAGCGTTGCTGCTTATTGTCAGAATGGAGAATTGAAGATGTTTACCAGTAAGGAAGTGGACTTCAGAAATGATAAGATTACGATTGTTGAACATCGACCCTTGTCTTTTTCTGAAGTTGTGCTTTCTTCTTCTGGTACGTCTGACGGTGAACCCATAAAGACCCTAGACGCTATCGTAACAACCCCTGCCTCGAAAGGAGGAGATTGTGGTTCGCCACTTTTCCTCTACAACCCCAAATCTAGACCAAAGATTGTGGGCATCCATACATCTTCGTTGAACAATAATAGCATTGCTCAACCAATATGTGTGGATGACCTCAATCGCGCATTGAGTAACTTTAGCGACATGAGCCATATCCATTCTACTAGTTTGGAGAGTAGTTTATCTCTTTCTCCCCTTAGTAATAGTCTTGGACTTGGCCGTGTCAAAACAGTTGCTGGAAGCAGCAAAACTGCTTTCGAAAAATCGCCACTCCATGGCATTTTTCCAACGCGTAATGAATTAAGTGTACTACATGACAGTAAGGAAGACATATTGTTGAAAAATTCCCAAAAATTTACCAAGAATGTGTCCTTCCTTGACCCCCACCTTTTAGATATTTGTAAGACAGATGTCATCAATGTTGTTACTAACAAAATTGGTGACTCCAGTGTGCGGCGAATTCTTTCCGATCAGGAAAGTATTGCTGGCATTGGTGAGTGTGATTATATTGATGGTATGAATCGAGCTACTTCGCCTGGTTATCCTTATAACCTGGCGAAGGGAGCTACCAAAGGTAAAACTTTGTGGCTCGGCTCAGAAGATGAGTATAAAATACACCCCGCCCTCCTTACTGATATGCACGACTTAGAGAGTCTTGCTCAGAAAGGAGTGTTGGATGTAGATAAAGGCATTTTCTTTGCTAGCTTGAAAGATGAACGTAGAACCCCCGAAAAGATTGCTGCTAAGAAAACCAGGGTGTTTACCGCTGGGAACATGGCTTTGAGCGCTGTGACCCGGAAGTATACCCTTGGTTTTGTTAAGCACATCATGGAAAACCGAATTGATAACGAAATTGGTTTGGGAATTAATTGTTATTCCTCCGATTGGAAACGATTAGCTGCCAAACTGAACCGTAAGAGTGCTCATATCATAGCAGGAGACTTTTCTAATTTTGACGGCTCTTTAAATGCCCAAATTTTAGAATTGATTCCTGATGTGATAACAGCATATTACGGTGACGACCACGGTTTAACACGTCAAACTTTGCTGAGCTATCTTTTCAACTACGTGGGTGTGTTCAATGGACATCTCATCCAGATGAACCACTCGCAACCCTCCGGCAATACTTTGACCACTGTTATAAACTGCTTATACAACATGTTTATTTTCCGCTATGTGTATTTACTGTGGCAACGTGAGCAATCTATACGTTGTTCACTTCAACGTTATAGCGATCATGTTGCCGCAGTATACTATGGCGATGACTCCATCATGGCAATCAGTCCCTGTATTATTGAGACATTTAATCAAGTTTCTATAACTAGATATATGGCTCTTACAGGACATGATTACACTGATGAAACCAAATCAACCACCACATTACCTTACAAGACACTAGATGAAGTTAATTTTCTCAAACGAACTTTCAGAAGTGTTGAAGGATTGGTCGTGGCCCCATTAGCTACTGAATCAATCCAAGATATGGTGATGTGGAAGAGAATTGATATTGACGCTCAGGAATGTTTGGATCAAGTTTTACCTATGGCATGTGTTGAAGCTTCGCTTCATGGAC